CCCGCTCCGAAGGCTCCACTGTATAACACTTCCCGAGCGGTAGAACGCAAAAACTTTAACTGTTGGGGCAAAACCTCAAGTCGATGGGTATGCTCATTCTTGTTTTCCGTCATGCTCTTTTGCTTCGTCTAAGATAAATGTTAAAGAAGACCCATCAGCGTCGGCTATTCTGTTTGGCACTTTGCCATCTATTCGGTTTATGATTTCTTGCCAAAATCGAAAGTCGCCTTTCAATGCTCGGTCGACCGCCGCTTTTACTAATGCGTCGCAAAGTTGACCGCCTGTTTCTTCATCCTCTAACATTGACCGCAAATGATCCTGAAGCCCACGCCCCTTCGGTCTTCCGTTGAGGTTCATGTTTTCAGGTTTGTTTTTAAAACTGTATTTATTGCCTTTTGCAAATTTTCCTCGTTCATCGAAGTCAGGCATCTTCTTTTCCGCCCAAGTGCAACTCGTCAAGAAACGGCTCGTCGATTGATACTTCTGAGTCTTTTCTTAATTCAGCCGTTGCGAATAAATGTGGGGTTCCGTCTTCCATGTGCTCCCAATATATCGCAAAACTAACAATAGGGAGTTCCAAAGTAAGAATCCAAGCAACAAAACGTGAATGGATCGCCAAGAGCGTGAAGTCATAACCCTCGTCGATTTGCTCTTGCGTTATGTCGCATGTCAAGCGTATGTGCATCCAAAATCCCCTAACAAGTCTAATATTTCCCAGCCGTAAATTACAACCATGACGGAATACGAGCAACAAATCATGAGGTGAATATCTCTACAGTGTCCACCATGTACACCACGAAATACTGCGAGCCGCTTGTTGGTGTAAACTTAAACTCGACTCGGTATGTTGCGTCGCCTTCGTCAAAAACTGAGGAAATGACCGCATAGCGGAAGTTGTATCCGGTAGAATCAAGATCCCACCTAGCGTCGGTTTGATAACTGTTAAAGACAACATCGGCTACAGTAAGGGAAGCCGTATAGGTTGCGGTGGTGCTTGCATTCTTGAATACGGCGACCGTGATTGCACTTGTTGTTGACTGAGTTATTGCCGCAGCATCATCTCCAAGAATCCGAGCCATGCATGTTATTCCGGTATCTTCGTAAATTGTTGCTCGTGTTGGTGAGGTGCTCATGTTGGGTTAATCTCCGCTGCGATATCGCCAGCCGCATTTGTTTGTGATGCCTTACTTCCCCCATTATAGGTTGATACTGCAACCGCCGAATAATTAATCGGAGCGGTTTCTTGAATGTTAGTGCTAAAAATTGCCAGCGTGTATTCTTGCCAGCCATATTCTGCTGACGACTCTTTCCTTACTTCCCAATCAACGGTGGCTGATACTCCGGCACTACCCGAGTATTTTGTAACATAAAACATCGGCAAGAGCGAGGTTCCATCTCGATGGTTTACTGCGGGGTATGATTCGGGCTGATCGTTTGGAGAAGAAGTACCCCCGACTAGCATTTTTCCGTAGGATTTGCGGGTGGTTGACTCCCCTTCAAAAATAGCAGTACCAAAAACAAGAACATCGCCAGCCGTTGTTGGTGTAAAAGCCTTCGAGTCAAGTTCTACCCAGCCTGTTGATGTTGTATCGTTTTCCCCTTCAGTGTATTCGAAGTAAGAATCTTCAAAAGCGTCAAGACGCAAACCAAAAACCGATGAGTTCCTATGTGTTCCCGAACCGCTTGCATTGTCAACTCTTGCCTGAACGGTAAACACTTCACTTGATCCTGAAACAGTGTAACCTCGACAAAACGCCCAGAGGTTTTGTTCGCTTGTATCTTCGCCTTCGAAAGACATAAGCGGCTTGGTGCTAATAACTCCGCCAACATTTGACTCGTACTCAAGTTGCATTTCGACATTGTGAGCAACGTTTGAAACGTCAATATCAATGAAAGAAAACACCAGCCACTTGTCGCTTGTTGTAGTTGTTGGTCTTGCTACTGCAAAGTCTTGAAAACTTGTTGTCAATGCGGTCGATGATGTATTGGTGCTGAAGAAGTAGTCGCTGGTTTGCAACTCAGACAAGTCCATAATCATCATGGACAAGTAGCGAGTCTTTGCTTGGTATCCGCTTGCCGCTTTTTGCTCAAATGCTAATCCACCACCACCGGAACCAGCCGTAAATTTGCCGACGAAATAATACGACTGCGTCACGGTTCCCTGAGCCGGTTCCAAAATCATGTGCGATCCGGTCAGGGTTGTATCGCTGTTTGTTCTATCTACGAGTTGCCATTCAAATAATTGGTTTGAATTTGTGCCTTCTACAAGAGCATGGCAAACAACGTAATAAACTTTACCGCTTGTTAGTGCCGACGACTCATCAACCTCAACAAATGAGGTGGAGGTGGTTGCACTAACAGAGTCCCGAGTGGTGTGAATTAGTCCAATTGATGCCATTTTACTTCCTCAGTATTTTAGCCATAAGCCAATCAACAACACCAAGTCGGTCAACAAGAACGCCGAATACAACACCGACGCATAACGCAAATGTTGAGTCCCAGAGGTTTGTTAAAAAATCCATTATTTCTTTTCCTTTATCTTTTTGTAGGCACTGTTGTATGCGGGGTCGCTTGCTCGTTTGCTTGCTATAACCTCACGAAGCGTCATTGAGTTTTCACTGTCCAACGCTTTTATGTCCATCTCCGCTTCCCGCCTACTTTTGGAAGGGATCAAAAATGAAATGGAATAAAGCAACTTTCGACAAAGGGTGCCGATGCCTGTTTGCCAAATGATAATTACAATCGCTATCAGAATCCCTGCAAGCGAAAGCCGCTCCACCATTTCCATCCAACTTGGGGCTTTGTCTTCAACACGTGGGAGTTCCTTGCGAATAGTCGCAACCGTGTTAAGTATGCCCTGTTGTTCTTCTTTGCCATGTTTGGCTTGTTCTTTTATTTCTTGATCTTCAGACAATTCTCCAATGGCTTCAAATCTTCCTTCGCTTGATTGAGCGTATTGGGATATTTGCGTCGCTCCATTGCCTATGTTTTCAACTGCTGAGCAACCAAGAAACAAAAGCAAAGTAACAGTAAGCATGCCTATCCAAAAAACAAGCCTAGCAAGTGCTTCGGTTAATCCCATGCTTCGATATGGGTTTTTACTCATCTTCGTTTTCTTCTTTTAAAATCACGGATCGCTGACTCCGCCATGTCTATTTTTGTTTCCATTCCAGCCGATGCTCCGGTTTCTCTTTCTAATCTATCTAGCCTTGATTCTATATTTTCGAGTTTGTGAAGTAGCCTAGATTTAGCGTTTGCCGACTTCCATGTTATAGCGGCTGTGAATGCAATGCCACCAATAAACAAAGAAAGCGGGAGTAAAGTTGAGTCCGTAATGATTGCAGAGTCGGTTTGAGTAGCAACTCCAACTCCGGCAAGAGCCAAGCCTGAAGAAGTCGCTACAAATTGAGAGGCGGTTTCGATTGAGGTTATCATGGAGTCATTCTACCCTCTTGGTTCAACGGGAGTTTTTTAGAGCATGGTTGCCTTAACTTGGAACCCTGTTTGTCTTGGTGCTTGTTAGAGTTTAAATTCGCTCTGCGTCTTTTCCTGTAAATTGTTGCCAACGCTCGACAATAACGTCGCAATAGGCTGGCTCCAACTCCATTGCTATACACTTTCGGTCAAGTTGCTCGCATGCAATTATTTCTGGACAAGTACCGCCGAATGGAACACCAATCAAGTCTCCCTCGTTGCTACTTGTCTTTATTGCTCTTGCTACCATTTCGACCGGCTTTGGTGTCGCATGACCAAAACGCTCTTCCCCTGAAACCCGCATGTAGTTCCAAACATCTCGCATAATGTCATGGGTATTGTTAAAAACAGACCGCTTGGCTTTCATCTCGGCGTTCAGGTTTTTGAAGCGGTTGCGTTGATCCTCTCCAACAAACTTGTCCGTAAACTCTCGGTAAGACAAAACAAAACCCTTGCCGGTCGATTCTTCTTTGAGCAAGTTGTAGAATTTTTCCTGCATAATCTGAAATTGGCACTTCGTAAGCCAGTGACCAGCCATGTGGGTTTTGGTGATATCGTTTACCTTTTTCTTTGTCCACCCTTCCGCTTTTACTTGATCGTCAAGCCATGAGCGTATTGGTTCGAATCCTTCCCAAAAATCGTCGGTGTTTTGGTTGCCTATGAATTGTTGCCCAAGCATGATGAACAGACAACGCTCAGTCGCTGTTGAGTAGGTATGCATCATTTCAGAGTTCATGCCCATTCCAGAAACCTTATCCCAAACAATCTCATTCCGGACGGCTATGTTTTTTTCAACGCTTGACAATCCGCCCAAATACCACAATCGCCATAAGTCTTCGGCATTGCCCCAAATATAAACGCTCCCATTATCTTCGAGTTTCTTTCGCCATGTTGTCCACCATTGCATTTGGAATTTGTCCAACTTATCCCGATAAAGGTTATCGTTTAAAACGCCGTCTTTTTCTTTGCCCATACCATAAGGCGGGTCGGCATGGATCATTCTCAGTGAGTCTTTTCCTACAATTTGCTCGAGGTTTTTGATGTCTGTTGTATCGCCGCATATCAGCATGTGTTGCCCGAGTCGCCAAACATCGCCGAGTTTGCTTATGGTGTTTTTGCTAGGCTCTGGTATATCGTCTTGGATTATTTCCTGAAGCCCTACTCGCTTTCCTATTAAGTCTTCGATTTCTTGGTCGGTGTAACCTGTAACAAGTTCATCAATCGAATCGTCAAGCCGCAATGATTCGAGAGTTCTTGCCAAGTCTTCCTCATGCCATTTGGCAAGTTCAGCCGTTCTGTTGTCGGCAATAGCAAACGCAACCGCTTCCGCTCCGGTGAGTTCCGTTCTTACTACTTCGATGTCTTTCCACCCCAACGACTTTGCGGCGTTAAGGGTTCCGTTTCCAGCGATGACTATTCCATCACCATCGACAACGATGGGCTTCTGTTGCCCGAATCTTTGAAGTGAGGCTCGTATGGCATCGAGGTTTCTTTCGTCATGGGTTCGGACGTTTGCCGGATCGTTTGCAAGTTGGTCTATCTTGACTTTGTTTATTCTCATGTTTCTTCCTTCGGTGGTAGTTCAATTAACTGAACCCAAACCTCGCCCCCTTTTTTAATCTCCCCCCGCTTTACCGTTAAATGATCGATGGCGGAGTCGTCTTCGTAAAATCCCGCAAATTGCAAGCCATCTAGTAACGGTTTTATTCTATTGTCTATGTCCATCTTGCGGCGTGTTGGCGGGTGGAGCATTATGTTGCAAGATATACGCCCCTGAATTGGAAAGCGTTTGCGGTTCTTTTCTTCCAAATTACTGAAAACCTCTTGGACTAGGGTTTTGTATTCTCGCCCCTTTTTAGACAATAAGACCCTGCAAGCGTTGCCCATTCGTATTGACCGGTAGTAAGTATTTGCCGAAGGCGGAAAAGGCAAGACAAACGAATCAAAGTAAAGGGGCGGTTTATTCATGTTGTAAGCATATCAAAAAAACCCCGCTCACGGAAGGTTGCGAGCGAGGCTTTTAAAAGGGCTCATGAAAACACAAAAAGAGAGCCCGAAGAGAAAGAGAATAACAATCAGTGGGGAACGCTTCCCTCAAGCCCCCCTAGATCAATACGGGAGCGAGTATATCGCCCCGCCGTTGAAGCCAGCAATTGTTCGGACAATGGTTTGAGTACTGATAGCACAACCACCAAAGCCGAAGCCATAAGTTCCGCTTGCCGGTCTTCGTCCGCTTCCAATATCAACTCTTCCAAATGATCCGTTATTCCCTTCCCACTTTCTAGCATGGATTTGTCATTCATGCGACCAATAGTATCAATACAATCGCAAACCAACAACCGCATTCGGTCGGTTTCCTTCATAACTTTTCACGCTGTTCCGTCGCAGTTGTCATGCGTTAAGTATATCAGACAATTTACATACCACACATACCCTCGCATTCATTATCCCATAATGACCCCTGACCCTTTTCTTCTTCGGATCGTAGATCAACCTCTCGGAGTGGTTTTCCTGATCTGTGAACGTATAAAAATTGGGTCATTTTTGTCTTTTTCTTTCTTTTGTCAATTCGTATCATTTCATCAAACTGACAAGCCATTTCCCATTCTTCTGGATTTTCGGCAATTTTTCTCCATTCTTCGTTTGAATGAAATGGGCATGCGATACAACTTGAACGAGGGACTTTAATGTCAGGGAATGTTTCCTCAAGCCAATTGATTATTTGATACCTTCGCCAAGTTTTACCAAGTGGTGCTGATAATCCCCAATCTAAAAAGGGGAATACATTTTCAACCCACTTTTCATTTGATGGTTTTGCTCTTGTCGCTTCGTCAAATGAAATACCCATCCATTGCTTAATTACGACTTCTTTTGGTGCTCTTTGTCGAGGTTTCAAGCCTAGTATTTCTTCACGCATGTATTTACGAATTGGCTTTATTTTGTAGTCTGAAGTACATTGCCGCATCGTTATCCCATCTGTTTTGCCTTCCACTGTTGAAGTAAAAAAAGGCATGCCAGCAACCCTTCCGCCATCTTCATTTGTTAAAGCGTTCAAAGTATCTTCCCTCAAGCCGGTTTCTGTTAATTTAACCGTTTCAACTTTTATGCCGTATTTGCTTGCATAATCTTTGCACCATTCTAAATGATCCATAACCTTTTGCGGCTCAAATCCGACATCGGCGAAAACGGCGACGTGGAGTGGTGGTAGCAATTTTTTGCAACTCATAAGCAACAATGCAGTCGATTGAACGCCCGCCCCCATCGACAATACGTGTTTCATTTTCTTTCTCCATACAATCGACAAAAGACAAGTGAGCGAAGTGTTGGAGCCCAATCTCTTGGGTTTCCGTTTTCCGGCTTGGTGATCAGGTGCCCATATTGTTTCATTACAAAAGTGTAGGCTTTCCGCAAATCCTCGACCGGTGTTTCTTCGAGTTTTGTAACTGAGTTTTCTCTTTGCGACTCCCATTCCGCTATCTCTTGTTCTTTGCTTTGGTTTTCAAATATATGCTGGTTTTTTTGTTGTTGGTCTTTTTTTCTTTTTTCGCATTCAACCACAAACCACTTAATGGCAGGAGTTTGTGATGTGTATTGTTGCCTTACCCATCTACTTACTTCTTCGACCATGTCTTTGTTGTAACCTCTCAAAGCAAGGCAAAAGTCTTCCGCCTCGACTTGAGTTGGCTCCCATTTTGGAAACCTTGCTGTAATTCGTCGCCAAGTGTCTAGCCATTCAGTTTGTTTCATCAGTGTTTTTCTCGCTTTCTAAATTTCCAAAAACCCTATCCCCTTCCCATTCAAGGGTTTCTAGGTCTTCGAAGGTAGCCTCATATTCAGCCAGATGTTTTTGAAGTTGCTTGTCTTCTTCTGGATCGGTCAAAACAAGCCCCCCTGTATTTGTGGCATTTTCAGCCGGTATTCATAAAGGCGTGAGTTTGCTATCCGACGTTTTTCTATTTGGTAGCCCGCTTGTCTTAGTTCCCGCATTCTTCGGTCGGCTCCCTCTTGGTTTATTTGTTTTCTTAAGTCAGGAATTGTTATCCATGCCCCTTTTTGCATGATCTCCAAAACTTGCTGGACTCCGGCTTTTAATGGTGCAACGTCTTCCCGCCGCAAATTATCAGAGCCCCCCAAAGATGCAATATATCTTGATTCTTCGTAGGTGTAATGTTTTGTTCTGTCTAGATTCATGGCTTATTCCTTCCGTTTATGTTCAACATATCTGCCACGCTCTGAGCACTTCTGAATGGGTTTTTGTTTTCTTCTGTTTGGTTTATGACTTTTTGTCTTTCTTCTTCGAGTAGTCTTATTTCCGTGCTTTGATATTCCAAAACAGCCGTAATGTCTTGGAGTCTTTGTCGAATCTTTACGCTTTCGTCAATAAGTCGCCCCCGCATTTCGTGTTTTAATTCTATGTCTTTGTCTAGTTGTTCAAGTGTTTTTTGCATTTTGTTTCCTTCCTTGTTTAAATGCTGAATATCTCGGTGAAATTTATTAGTTTGTCTGTTCATTTATGCCTCGTTTCCTTCAAATATACCATCGAAGGCTATGCTTTCGTCCAATTTAGGGGCGTGTTTGCTGTTCCATGTTTCAGGATCTTCTTCCCAAATATGGTCAAATAACAACGTGGCTGGGTTCCTGAAAAATTCAGATTGACCCTCGCCCGATTTGTAGTATTCAACAATTGCACTGATAACCACTTCGGGCTTGATCTGTTCCCCAACTACAACCTCAACCCAAGCCTGTCGCCACTTACCTTTTCCCCGCCTATATTTGGAGGGTATCTTTTGGTAGTTTTCGTCGGCTTTTGCTCTATGCTGATAAATGAGAGTCGGGTGTGGTGTAATGTTTTGTTCTGTATTGTCTGTATTGTTATGTACTGTAGTCGTACTTGGCTCCGAGTCCGCTCCGAGTATTGTCGGAACATCGTCGGAACATATAAGCCAGCCAATATCGCAAAGAATCGGAATAGCCTTTTTAAAGCATTTTTCGGGTATATCCGTCATAGCCTCCAAGTCGGAACAATCAAGAGAGTGACCACGATCATCGGCAAGCGTTCCACGAATAGAACATCGAGCGGCTACTTGAACCATAGCCACCCAACAAGCAAAAGCCGAAACGCCCCCTTCGGAGCGAATCAACTTTCGGTACCCTCTTGAGTCATGACGAGTTGGCATTGCTACCCAAGACAATCGACCAGCCCGCCTTCGGCTTTGGGCTATTTCGAAGCCTTCCTCCCAATTAGCAATGACCATCGGCATCCGTGCCCCCCTTTTCTATAAATTCTTCGACATCGGAAATACGCCAGCGGTGTTGGTGTCCAATCTTTACTGACTGCGGAAACTTTCCGTCTTTCATTAACCGGTAGATTGTTGAAGCATGAACGCCGCAACGACTCGCAACTTGTTCAGAGGTAAGCATTTGCGTACCTGTTGCTTTGTTTTGAATATCAGAAGGGAAGGTCATCGTTTACAATCTCCTGTTTTGGTGTTGTTTTTGTTTTTTCTACTTTTGGTGTTTCTTCTTTATTTCCGCCAAGTAGTTGCAAATCTCTAACCGTTATGACCGGTTTGCTTCGTACGTTTCCTTCGTTATCTTCCCAGCGATCTATTCGAATTGTTCCTGTTATTGATACTTGCTTTCCCTTAGTGCACCAATTCATAACCGTTTCGCCTAGACCCTTCCACGCTTCACAATCAAAAAATGAAACAGGGGCAGTTCCGTCTTTCTTTTTCCATCCGTTGCAAGCGAGTGAAAACTTCACAACACCAACATCGTGGGCTTCGGGATCTCGAGTAAGTCTTCCGTTTATAAATACTGTCGCTATGTCCATTACTTAGTCTCCTTTTTTACTGTAATTTTTTCGACAAGTTGTTCTAATTTTTTCAGGGGCAATTCTTCCCAAGTTCTAATGTTGAAATGCTCAAACACTTTGGCTTGCCATTCATCGTCGCCAATCATTCTGGCGTGAACAATAAGCATTAACTCTTCACGATCCGAAAGCGGCAAGTCTTCCCCCATGTAAATGTGAATACCCAAGCCTAGATAGGCGAGGCACTTAACAAGACAACGCTGGAGCGATGTGTTTACTCGAAAAGCGTCGGGGTCTTTTTCTCCCTTGTTCTTATATCCAAGCACCGGCAAATCTTCAGTGACGTGTTGGTCTTCAATGGTTACTGAAACTCGAACAAAAGCGTTGCCGTCTTGATCAATAAAGGCTGGGTAGCCGCTTTCGTTTTTGTGTTTGTGAAACATTGCGTCGGGGTACAAATCCTTAACAGCATGCCAAGCATGAGTCCAAGAAAGATAAGTCAAGCCGTTCTTTTCCTTAGTAAATGAAGAACAATCGATTCGGGAGAGGTTTTTCCAAATTGATTTTGGCTTTGGATCGTCCGCACTTTCTTTCTTCTTGGTCTTCTTCTTTGTAGTTTCTTTTGTTTCGGTGGTCATAATGTTCCTTCCTTATGTTAAGTTTTTAGACCATTTCGGGAGTTCTAATAATTCTGCGTGAGTTGTGTATTCGTAATAAGGCTGAATAGGAATAGAATCGTCGCAACATTCTTGGAGAGCGACTTGTTCTTCAAATGACAACCATTGAAAAACAGCACGTTTGCATAAGAACCAACCCTCTCGGAGTGTTTCTTCCGGCAATTTATAAACGACCGTTCCGTATGGTGCTTTATTTTCAACCGCAACAATATAGGCGGAAACCTCATCAATGCCCCATCCCATTGCTTTTGCGTACCAAGCCATCTGCAAGTGATACAAAAGGTTGGCGGATTGTTTGGAGAATGTTTCTGGGGAAGCGTCCGCCGTTGTTTTGAAGTCTACGATTATTTTGCCTTCTGCTGAAACTGCGTCGATTTTTGCTTTGCATGGAATACTCATTCCGTTATCAACTTCAGCCAAATAATCATAATCAAAACCGACTTCCATTTCATAACAATCACAATCATTTAAAAGCCGCTTGACCATCGGGTGAGCAAGGCATACTTCCTGCATTTGTTGTGCTGTTTCGTCTTGCTCTCTGGTGATAACTGTTTTGTTTCCTACCGTTTTTAGGAATTCAGCGTATTCTTCTTTTCCCGCTTTTGTTCTTTTGTTTATTTCAGGTTCAACTGCTATCAGTTCACCGTATTTTTCAAATTCAAGAACCGAAGCGTGAAATGCTGTTCCCAAGTTCATTGCGGGAGTTGCTTTGAAGTGCTCCATTCTATGTTGAGCATGAACCGGCGACTGCTTGATTATTGCTTTCAGAAGTGTTGCTGAGATCCCTTCACGTTCAAAATATGAAACGCCATCAGCCCAGACTTTGTTTTGCTCGCCCATTTTAATTCTCCATTTCTAGGGTTTTGAGTTGTTCTTTGATTTGTTCGAAAGTGTTGTCAATTTCTTTTTGGTGTATTTCTTCGGGTTCTTTGCCTGTTAGACAATCAAGCCTGCCGCTTTGCGTCAAGCCTTCGGCTAGATCGTTTAACAATTCCCAGCACCATTTCAAGTATTTCATTTTTTGGTTCCTTCCTGTTTTATAAAACTTGATTTAAAAAAGCGTTAAGGTGTTCGTCTGTTACAACTGCGTCAAAATTTATCCCCAAGTGTTCGCTCAGGTTTATATGATTAAGAACGACTCCGCATTCGTCATGTTTCTCCAAAGTAACCATCCCTGCAAAAAGCCCCAGAACGTTATCAAAGTCGTCATAATCTTCACTTTGTCCGCAAAGACTCAGAATGGTTCCGTCGCTCTGTTTTATTTCCCAAAACGTTCCGCCCATGTCAGCATTAGATTCAAATCCAAAACCTTCCAAAATGCAGCGTTCCTTTTCTCTGATTGCTTCGTCTGTTTGTGTTTTCATTTAGTTTCCTTCCTTATGAAAAAATTTAAAAAGGGGGTGCGATCCATGAGCAACCGCCTCCCCCTGAGTCGGGAACATCCCAACAATAAGCATAATAACTCAATCGGCTCGTTTCAGGGGCATGCGGTAGCAATAATTGCAATAATTAACAAGAAACAATACCAAGAGCAAGCCCCGTTTTTTTGGTATAAATGGGCACTAATTAAAATAAGCCCCGTACGCTTGATTTTAGAGCATTTAAGTTTTAGAGGGTAGATAGACCTAAAAAGTCTTAAAGACTCTCACAACGCAACCTACGGCTCCTAATTAAGTTGTTTTTCTTTATTTTCGCCTTTTGGTCGGGGTTGCCAACAATAAAGCAAGAATGGGAAGCGTAGCCGGACTTGGTAAGACTATTGCCTCAATAAAATTGGGGTCGGGTTGTCTTCCTATAAGATCTGTTGCCCCTTGCTTGACTTTGTCTATTGCTTCGAAATACTCGGCAACCGTTTCTAAACCCTCTCGACCAATAAGCGTACCAAGAACGCAAAGACAAATCGTCAACGCTAGGAGTTTCTTATTCAGTTTTTCTATTTGTTTTTCTTTTTGCTTTTTTTCGTCTTGGCACTTTTTAAGTTTTGACCATGAGTCTTTTTTATGGCATTCACAATTGCAGTCGGTCATTACGCTTCCACCCTGTATTTTTGTTTTCTCTTTATCATTAGTAAGGGGATTTTTGTCAAGTGCCCCGTTTCGTTTGATCCCAAAGAATCGGTCAGCGTTATAAAATCTTTTCCAACATGCAACAAAAAACCTACCGTCCGCATATGCGGCGGTCTTTCTTTGGCTCTTTCTTTTGCTTCTTCGATGTCCATCCAAGTTGAGTCGCCGATGGTTTCAGCGTCAACCCATTCAACAAACATGAAGTCGCCTAATTCGTATTCTATTTTTTCTTTACTTTTAGGCATTTCAGAGCAAAACCATTTCGGCTTCCCAAGACTCTCTGGACATTCTCCCTACCCGCCCCAATTGACAACGCCCAAGAATGCAAGCGTGTTTCCATTCTGAAACAGAAAAGCGATAAGTGTAGGGTGCCCGCTTGTTGCCATTTCCGAAAGCCATGTAGCCAGCATTTGCATACCATAGGGGCAACTTTACTTTTGTTGATCTTTTGCACTGAGTCGGCGGTAGTGGTCGATGGGTATGTCCACGAATAACCAACTGATTAACAAGCATGCCATGACAATCATTTGCGAGGGTTATTGCTTCCATATCCCCTGAGTTTGCACCCGCCGCAAACCCATGTGCAAATATAACATTACCGAGCCGATATGTTCCCTCACGCCCATGCCGGTATGGTATGTGTTGCCAGCGTTTGTATTCTTCTTTTACGCCATGCATTTTTCTCGGGTTGCACAAATCTCGAAAGTCTTTGGGAACCCTTCGAGAGTCTGGTCTTTGTATGTTATCGTCGTGGTTTCCGTCAAGTAAAATCAACTTACAATCCGAAGGTAAAGCGAGCCTTATCTTCTTGAGCATTTCAGAAGCAACAACAAACTCCTCATACAAAGTATGGCTGGCTGGATCGTCCGCATGTACGCTGGCTCCCTCACCATCAACAACATCTCCCAAGTGGATAAAGTGAGTTATTTTCCTACCCTTTAACAAGTTTAGGAGGTTGTCTATTGCATCGTCCGATTGATATGGACAATGGGTGCAACTTATTGCACAAAAAGAAGCCCAATCAGCCATAAGCCAAGCCCCTGTTATTTCGCTGTTGTAGTAAGAACGGATTGCTTAGGATATGTAAAGGTTCCTGAAGTTGAGTTGAATGTTGTAAAAGTGATATTCGGGAACGGCGACTGCATGTTTATTGATCCGCCGCTCTGGTCTATTGTGCCAAATTTAACATACGCCTTCTCATTTGTTGCAGTTGTAAAAGTACCGCCCATGACTTTTAAAGTGTTCAAGGCGTTTACTGCTGTTCCTGATGTACCTGTACTTCCGGCTGTCCATGTACACGTTCCGCCAAGCATCTTAAGACTTTCGCCTGAAGTTGCAGTCCATCCGGTAACATTTAAAGAACCGCCGCTCATTATCCATGTTGAGTCTTGTCCAAAGTGCTCTCCGATTGTAACTGTTCCGGCTGTTTGGTAACAAGTTGCCCCTGTGACCCAACTTACATTTGCGGCGTTTGAAGCGTCAATTGTTCCGGAGGTTGACAACATGACCAAGTCTTTGATGTCAGCGTCTTTTGATGCTGAGTTTCCTAAATACATTGTCCCTGCAAATGTTGGCTCAACTGTAACCGATGCCAAATCGCCTGAAATATACAACGCAGCACCGGTTTTTGTTCCATCAATTACGCAGTTTGGTGTTGTGTTATTTGATCCGGTCAAGTGGATAAAATGAGTGCTCCCCGATGTTGAGTTGTCTACTGATAGTTGGGCAACGTCAATTTCTAGCGGTGTTCCCGATGAACCTATTGCTCCAGTATAGGTGCTGGCAATATATACACGTTCTACTTCGGCATTGCCCGAAGGTGTTCCGCCTGTAATTCCTACGCTTCCGTCAATGATGGCGGTATCCGTTGTCGCCGGTAACCCGTTTGTCCAATTTCCGGCTGTCGCCCAATCTGAATTTGAAGCCCCAGTCCATGTGGTAGTTGCCATTGTTTATTTCCTCATTTTTTCCATTTGTTTTTCGGGCAAGTTGCTTCAGGCATTTTACACTTTATAGTCAAGCCAGCCCGTTTTCGTGTTCCGCATCCGCATTCATTGCAATGTCCTACAGGGTCATTGCTTGCGATAAGGTGTTCGCAAGAACCGCAAAGCGAAATTCTTGCCTCGTATATTTCTTCATCAACAGCACCATTTAAAAGCAAAGAAGCCTCCGCTTTTGCGTACTGTTTTATTTTTTGAAGCGTTGTTGGTTTTTCTTTAGGATCGCTTGAGTAGTGTTTTATCGACTCAATTTCAGCATGATCTTCAAACAATGCAAGTACGACTCTCATTTTCCCATCTTTAACAGACCAGTCGAAAGCGTGTAATTTTATGAAGCCTTTTTTATTTGTTATGTCCATTCGAAAGTTTCTCCGGTTGTAAAGCAATTGCAAGAACCCCCGCATGCGTCAAGCGGTGCACTTACAATACATGGGCTTGAGGTTGAATAGGCAACTCTTGTTAGGCTGTATTCGTTAGCACAATAATACTGCTCAAACGGCAAATCAGAAATACACTGGCATTGATCAAGCGGCTGGTCGTCCGAATCCCATTGCATTCCCCTTATTGTTTCAACGGGTGTAATAAGAACCGGCGTGTCGCATGAGTTTGTTCCATCCCAAACATCTTCGAAGGCTGAAGCCCGAGTTGCACCGGTTCCCAAATGAGCCAAACAAAGATACTCAAAAGCGAAGCGATAATACATTGTATTTTTTATTTTGTTGTATTCGACGTTTGTGCTTCCGCCCGATGCTATGTTTGTTGTTCCTATTTTTAAAGCATGACAACAACCAACAAAGTCGTCCGCTATATTTGTAGCGGTTATTCCTTTATTCATTACATTTATACAATTGGCTGGAATACTTGCCTCGTTTGTTATTGGTATTGTGCATGTTGTTCCGTCATAAGTTCCACCGACCCAAGTAAATGTTATTGCACTTGGTGCAGTTTGAACCGTTACATAATCAGAGTCGCCTTGATATGAAACAGTAAAGGCGGTGTAGTCGTCAGTGTCTGATACTTCGACCGGTGTTAATCTTGGTGTTGTTTCGCCTTCAGAGTTTATACTTATAGCCCAAGCGGAAACAGTAAAACTAGAAAAACCGCATGTCGCACAACTTACTGCACCTTTACCTGATCCTTGATTGCAACAACTTGGATTCGTTGTGCCTAATTTGTAAAGGTATTTATCACAATCGTCGCCCCCACCATCTTGTTCAAATTTTTTCCAGCCGCTTGCTTCATAGTCCAAAGCCAATCCGTCAAAAATCCAGTCTTCGTTCATGGTTATTGACCAATACCAATCTCCTGCAACATAGGCATCGCAAGCCCCAAGTAAAGAAGAATGGCTTGGTGTTTCGTTAAATCCTGTTAGGTTTGCTTGGTGGCACAAAGCATTTTCGCCATTGTTGCCAAATGTAAAAGCAAAGTTGAATGGCTTGCTCCCACAATCATACGGGCTGGTGTCATAAGCCGATGCTGGCTTTGTTGGTGCACAACCACCGCCTATGGTTTGGCTTGTTGTTGTTAAACAAACTTCGCAGTTGACCGGACAATCTCCACAACATGCACAATTTGTTCGAGCAAAACTCATGGACAAGACTCGCCGTCGTGAGTTCCTTGACGATCAAATACAAAAAATGGCAAGCCATCTGGTCGGCTTTTTTTAGTCAAAAGCATAAAAGTGTTTGAGGGTGTACCAACCGGTTTAAATGTCGAGGGGTATGCTTCGCTTGTTATTTCTACTCCGTTTACAATTCCGCCGCTTGCGTAGGTTTGGACATTTGCTAATTCAGATAAATTAAAAGCGTAGCCGGTGTAAGTCCAAGAACCAACATCCGCCCAAGAATCAGCAATGATGTCAGTAGTTATATTTTGTGTTGGATCGTCTTCGCCTTTTATGTCAAATGTTGGAAACGTTGACGACTGTTCTTCAACCAAAACGGCTTGCCATTTGTAAGCCCATATTACAGGTATTGTTTCTGTTGCTCCGCCATATCGAACAAACTCAACATTACCCACCGGCGTGTTTGATATTATTTGAGCCAAGAATGGCTGGCTAGTAAACTTCTTCGCATTTGAAACAAAAGCAAGTGCCTCGTCTATTTTTGGTTTTTGCTTTTGGTAGTCATTAACAGCATCGACTATCGTGTTCATGTACACTTGGTCAATGATGCCAAATTTCATCCGTTGAATTTTTTGTAATTCAGCCATGATTTAAAAATCCGGTAAAGCGTTAAAGTTTGCCATTTCAAAAGGCTGAACCCAATAAACAAATGCAGCGTGGGTTGTTGCCGATTCCCCTGTTCCATCTTTCTTAAGAATTATGTCGCCGTTTGAGTCGGTCTTTGCTACTTGTTCAGCATGGTATTGTTTTTTATCTACCGAGAAATTATGAGTAACAGTCCAAATTGTTGGGTCGCTTCCAGAGTCTTTCGACCAACTAAAACCAAGATACAAAACCTCTCCAACATCCGCCCCTTCATATGGTGTTGAGTTTCTTTTTCCTATTAGATCTGCAAAAGCCGAAAGTTCGGGAAACTCATAGGATTTGACGGTTGTTGTAAATGTCCAATTAGTCCAAGTGACTGTTGTTGGTTGCCCGCCAGCGTCAATTAGTTCACCGCCGATGTCGTCTTTGTCAGGATCGCTTGAAGAATTGCCAACCGCTTTTGCTCTAAATAAATTTTTGCTAGTTCCAGCGACGCTTCCTTGAGTTGTTATCCATTCAATATCTACGCCAGAGCCGGTTCCATCAGGTGGTACTTCTTGGTTTTGGTTTGTTGTATATTTAAGAACAAACTCCCATCCCTCTGTTTCTCCCTCAAGTTTTGACCAAGACTTTGAGCCGTAATATCTAGCGGTAACTGCTACAGATACATTGTTAACGAGCATTGTTCCGACTTGGTATGTGCTACTGAATGGCGGAACACTAGCGTCCATTTCCGCTATTGCTGTTTGTATGTTACTTGTTCCGGTTACATAAAAGTGCCGTTCAATTGTTCGAACACCAGAAGTGGTGTCAATGCTTCCCGACCTTGTTCCATTTAGTTTTTCTGCTACAGCCATAGTTTACCCTTAAGATGGAATTGTTACCGTTTGCGATGATGTTGTATTTGTTAGTTTGTCAGCCACTTTTTCTTGGGCTTGAGCAATTCTTTGAAGCAGTGAAACTTGCTTCGTTTGCAAATCTACCCCTCTTCTTGCAATAGTAAAAGAACCAAGAGCCGTCGAAACAGAAGCGGTAACAGATCCACCACCACCCTCTGAAGACGTTTTGGCAGTTGATTTGCCAGCCAATTCTATTGCTTGCATTTGGTTTATGATTGCAAGTTGGGCTTCGGTTGCTCCCTTTTTCATAGCCTCATATCGGGCTTCAATTGCAAGAGTTCTGGCTTTTTCTTCGTCGCCCGATTGTTTAGCAAGCATGATGTCTAGTTTTGTTTGCAGACTCATGGTTTTTTCTAATCTTGCTTTTGCCGCTTCTTCGTCCGCTTTTTTCTTTGCCGCATTTGCTCGATTGTTTTCTCTGATTTCAGCGTCCGCTTTGTCTACTGCCGCTTGATCAAAAGCCTCTAATTCTCTCCGTTGATTTTGTCTAAAAAGTTCAAATGCTTTGTCAAATCTTTCTTTTTCAGCATCAATGGCTTCTTGGGTTCGATTCTTATTTGCTTCTTTTGTCTTTGCTTCAAATGCCTCAAGTAAAGCAACTCGCTCTCGTTCTTGCTTGAGTCGCAACTTATTTCGGTCATTGGTTTGTGAAGCCATTTCTGCTTCTTCGAGCATGGCTTGCATTAAAGCGTCGGTCATTTCAGACAATTCTAGGCGGTGTTTTCGTCTTTCGTTATATGCTTCCAACTCTTTTTTTGCGGCACGTTCTGTTGCGGCTGTTCTTGCATCAATTTCTCTTCTTAGTTGTTTTTCTCCACTAATCCAACCGCCGATCCCTCGACCAATTGCCATGAATTGAGATAAAACCGGAATGCCAGCCGCTTCAATAGCGTCCATTGCTCCCGACATTTTTTGACTTGCGTTTGCGGTGCTATCGGTTACAGCGTTTAATACACCGTCCAGACCGTTCCAAACTTGCTGGGCTATTGCTCCAACTTGTTGGATAACGCCCATTTTGCTTGCAAACTCTGTCCAAGACTTTTCGGCTTTTGATGCAAGGTTTGCCGACTCTTGCTCCATTTTTTTGGCAGCGTTGTTTACAGCACGTTCAGCACTTTTTAGCCCCTTCGTTAATTCTTCCGTTTGGGCTTCAATTGCTACGGTTACTGTTCCTATATTGTCTGCCATTTGTATTATTCCTCGAAGGTTGCAAACTCGCTCATAAACTCGACATAATCACGGTCGGACATAGGAACATCGGATTCCATTTGTCTTATGTAACCAATTCTATCAAGAAGAAGCAAGAACAAATCAATCGGCAAGTCGAGGGGGTTTCCAAATCCAGAAAAATTGCGGGCGATCAAAGCCGAATTAGTAACCCATCTTGGCTTCTTTTCTATTTCTTTTTTTTTGGCTGATTTTCCTCAGAATCAGTGCTCAATTCAGCACCAACAAGTTCCAGAGCAATTCGCATGGCATCCTCTGTTGTTCCTTCGAAATTGTCTGGCAACCCTTCGCCGTTTTCGGAGTGTTCATTGCTTGCGGCTTCTTTGATAATTTCAAGCGACCCATGACTTGTTATTGCGTAGGTTATGATTTCCGACATAAGACCATGCCGTCTTTCGTGATCCCGCAAGGCTTGGATTCTTTCAGCGGATTCTATCTCCGCTTCTTTCAAGTCTTTTATGAGTTGTTTTCTTTGGTTTGACCATAACCGGTCGCCGATGCAAATCATTTGTCTAGGCGATAACCTAGAAAGCCATGCAGTTCCACCGGCAACCGGTACTTCAATTCGTTGATGTTTCATGCTGTAAGCATATCACAAAACCGAAAGTCATGGGATTATCCCCAAGTTTCGGTAACATTACCGGTGAAAGTAAAGTCAAAAGAAATTGTTGCGTCGCCTGTTTTTGAAGAAGAAACAGAAACGCCTGATATAACAGCCGTTCCATTCCAAGTATTTCCTGCTTGGGCAGTCAAAGTCAATGCCACTGTGTCGCCTGTTTCCCAATAATCTGTTGAAGCGTTGCCCAAATTTGGTGCCGATGAATCATCCATAAAACCCGAAACGCTTCCTGTGAAAGTTGGTACACCGCCTCTCACATTTGTCGATGCATCACCAAATGCAGTCACGTCATTGACAACCCTGCTGATTGTCATTGACCATGCGTTAGCGGTGAGATTATGTACTCCAAATGCAACTGCACCTTCGTTTCCTACTATTCTTGCCATTTTGGTTTTTCCTTTTTAAGTTGTTGTTGCTTCAATTGAATAAACGCTTTCGCTTGCTATGATTTGGTCAAATACCGTTCGCCTATCCCGATCCAAGCAAATCACGACAGTATTATTATCATAGCCAGTCGGGGCAAGGGTTGTTTGGTTGAGCAATGTAAACAACTTTGCCTCAATATCTCCAATAGCGGCGGAACCCAAACGGCGGTGCCCATATATGGTGAGGATCACTTGCGATTTTTCTATGACTGTTCCATTGTAAAGACCGGCGACCGGAGTGCTTGTTACTTCGTATGTTAGTAGCGGCAATGCTTCGTCGTCGCTTCCCTGCAATTCAAAGATACGACCACCGACCGCCGTGTAAAGCGAGCCAGCACTTTGGTCGGTTGTTAGTTTTGTATATAACGCTGTTTTTACTGCTTGACTCATTTCTTAAAACTCCTGACCGCTTCACGCACTAACCGTTTTGCGTCAAGTCTTGAGATTATCATTTTATTCGTTTTTCTTCGCCAAGACAATCGACCGTCCATGTAGTTTCGCCGACCGCTATCGGTTCTTTTGACAAGTGTTGCGGCATATCGTACATTTGAAGAAACGACCGTAATTAAAACACCTCCACGACGTTTGATATTAGGCTCGGCAAACCAACTGCGAGCCAAAGTGCCTGTCCTGTTGTATGGAATTTTAGAGCCTTTTGGCGAAGCCGGTGGTGATTTTCCTGTTGATCTAAGAACAGTTGACAAGTTTCTTCGAAGAATTGCCCCTGATTTCAAAAGATTATTCTCAAGAGCATTAAAAAACGCCGCTTGAAACTTTGCGGTTTCCAAGTCTACGGTTGTTTTGATGTCGATGTCCATTACTCGACCTCCACCAAGTCGACTATCCTTTTTTGCATGTGGTTGTCTTGGTGCAACATAAGGGATCGACGGGAGCCGGTTACTTCAAATGTCCGAGTGGTTCCGGTGTCGGTGTCTTTAAATACTATGCGGTCTTTATGGCTTATTTCAACTGTTGGCAAAAGATAGCCCCTAGCAAAAATTTGACCTCGTGGTCTTCCACCCTCTACCGTTTCATCCGCCGATGAAGGAAAGATAGCAACCTGAACACCCGACTTAGAAAGCGTGTAGGTTCTAATAGGGAAGCCCCCAGCGTCTTTTGTGGTCGTTTCCGAATGGATATCGCAAACTACGCCCAAAGATTGAATCATTCCTCTCAGGCTCATTCAGCGTTTCTCCTGTAAGGGTACATAATCCGCATATGATCGTCACGCAGTTCAATTGCTCCCCGAGTCGAGTATGAATAGCCGTCCAAACTTTCGCTCGCTACCGCAGGGTCATGTTTCCCCGAGTGGTAAGCATTAGCCACGAGTTGCCATGCCACTTCTTGCAAGGCTTGGGGAATGCCAGTGAATTGCTCATAGCCAGCCGTGTAGTCTACAAATATGTTTTTGTTGCCTCTTGGAAATACCAAAGCATTCGGGTCAAATGGGTACCATTGAGTTTCCGATTGAGCCGAAAGTAGGCTAATTTCTCCGGTTTCTTCGTCGACCCTATAATCAGCGTCGGTTGCTTTCATGTAGTAAAGTTGGGCTGAGTTTGCCAGAGCATCTTGCCCGCCTTGCCTCATAAGTTCATCGCAAAGAACAGTAGCGTCGGCTGTTGCTGAAAAACCGGTCGTGGCGGTTATCTGAGTTGCCATTGTTGCGGTTGTTTTATATGTCGCAAAAGCAAGGCTTGTTTCTGTTTCTGTTCCGGTAGAATCCCAACGCTTTAAGACGATTTGGTTGTCTTGGACTTCCACTGTTGCCCGCAAATCTGAGGCAGTTGTTGCTGTTATTGAGATTGCGTTTTCTCTATCCCAGCCTATTCTTGTTATTCTTGTTACCGGATAATTAGGAATGGAAAGCGTACCTGTTCCCGATCCATCGATAAATTGTTTATGGTTTGTTGTTACAAAAGAACGCTGGCAAAAGTGCTCGATTTTATCTGTTGCAACGTCTATCAATTCTGAAAGTAGGCGGTCGTCATCCGAAGTTGTCAGTCGCAAGTATCTTTTGACGGCTTGCAGTGAAGTTATCGCAGTTGATGAGTTTGCCATTTACTTTCCTTCTTTGTTTTGGTTTAGGGTGGACTTGACTAGCAAGCCCACCCTTTATTTACCAAACTATCCAACTATTAGGAAGCCGCAGTTGCAAGAGCAACGAATCCGCTACCGTCGTGGACTTGAATATCATACCGAGAAGTTCCTCGAATATTGATTTGATCTTCAGCAAAGTTTACGTGCTCTGAAGTTGCAATTTCAATGCCTGATCGGTCGCCGAGTGCACAAGCGTCTTGCCAGTTTCCAAAGTATGCAGTATCAATGTCAACCGCAGTCGCAGTTGGGCATTGATCACTGAAGTTTACTGGATAACCCAAGAATTGAGCACCGGTTGTACCTACGCCTAGCGAGTCAATAGTGTTACCACCTGCTGCCGCAACGACTCGAAGAACAACTTGAGTGTAAAATTGTCGAGACATAATCCAAGAAGCACCTGCGTGATACTTGTCGTCAAGAAGTCCTGCTGTACTTACCAAGTCAGCAAGAGTTAGTTCTGCCCAAGTGTCGCCTGAACCTGTAACAAATGAGTGAGCCTTATTTTTAAGACCTGTAACTGAACCAAATGCTGCGGTTCCATCACCCTGAATGAATTCAGTATCTTCACGGATCCCCAGAGCCCGTCCGATGTAATCGGCTAAAACATCTGCGAGCGAGAATAAAGCATCGGCACCCAACTGATTCGACCATTTCATTAGACATGCTCGACGGGTGGCAGTCAGTCCAACGTTTGCCCAAACTGCAGAAGATTCTGTAATTGCAGCATTTTCGGCTGGGTAGTAAACTGTTGAGCCGCTTGTCAATTTAGGAACGTTAAGCGTATCGCTTGTCATAGGAAAATTTTGACAGACACGTCTGGCGACTCCGTATTCACTTCTGACATCAATGATGGCTGCCTCAAGTGGATCTGGCACTAGGAAGCCACCGGCACTATTTGTGCCTTCGCTTTGAGCCTTTAATCCTGAAGGAGCGTTGTTGTTCCACCACTTAATTGACTCGGGTCGTTTAAGAAGTTTTGCACCAATCCATTGACCACTGATGTGTTGTGCTTCAGCACTGTTAAAGTGACGGGATTTTTTAGCATTTGAAGTAACAGAAACGCCAGAAGTTCTTGGAAGTGCTAGTTGCTTTCTTCCTGCTAGTTCATTGCGTACTGATCGAGCAACCATCGCTTGGACGACTTCTTCGTCAGCAACAATTTCTGCTGCTTCTTCTGTTAGTTCCTCGACTTCTGAATCCATTGGCATGCCAGCGTGTAGTGATACTTCTGCTGGGTCGCCGTCTTCGAAAATCGCTTCGAGTGGGAGTGCGTTTCCGTCGGCATCTAAAAGTGTAGCGTCGCCAAGCCATGCGTTTACGGCTTTTAGGTTACCTTGACCTTTAAATGGTGATGAAACGCCCAATTGATCGCATTGGTCATTTGACAAATTGCGAATCGCATTTAAGAGTTGTTTCTTATTCATGGGTTTATATTCCAAAAATTAGGGGGTTAATAAAAAATGCCTTGCTCCGATTTCATCTCCGACCCGCTTTCGCTTCGGCTCATTTCGATCATTGCGACAAACTACAAATACATAATATCAAATAGAGTCAATAAACTCGACCCTGCAAGCGTTGAATTTCTAGCCGAGTCATTTTTTCAGGGTCTATTGTTTTGATCCTGAGCGAATTATTAGACTTTGGCAGAATGATTCTCCGGTCTTCTTCTTGTTCTAATTTTAAGAGTCCGCCGTTTTCTAATCTGCAATTTTTCACGGCTTTTTCGTTTATGGTTCCGTCTTTGTTTACAAATCCACGCTGAACAGCAACAACCAAAGCGTCCTCGTTCATCGGAAGTGGAGCAAATGAGTATTCAAGCAAGCGGGATTTGCTAACAACTCGGCGTAGTTCATTGCCTGTTGTTTTGAATTGCTTGCGGTCTTTTTGTGTTGGCTCTCTTGTTTCGATATATGAAAAGCCAATAGAAACACCCTTGCAAAGTCCTGCTGAGATCAAAGCAAGAACAGCATCGGGTCGCCATTCTCCTTCATGTCCTTCGGGTCTTGGTGGAAAGTATGTCGAAGCCATGATATTGTCGTCGTTTATCTTGACATACTCGGCGGTTCCTACGGGGTCGGCGTAGTCATGGTTCCAGAAAACTACGGGGCTTTTTTCGAATCTATTAGTTTGAACGCCTCGAGGCAGGATCACTTCACCCTCTTCATCGACTGTTGATGTTGAGATTATGCTCAAAACTGTTCGGCTTGGTATGTCCGCTTGGATGTTTGATGTGTAGTCTTTTTTTGCTGTTGTTTGCTTGTTCATAAACTTTCCCTATTTGCAGTTGCTTGTTGTTGGGCTTCTTTTAAATATTCCATTTCTAGTTCGGTTTCATCGCCGAAGATTTCAATTGTTCCGCATCGGCAATTGGGGTGCAATGGTGCATGCATTAACCCACCGCCGGTCGGTGTCCAAACGCTAATTTTTCCTACGGGGTCGCCATAACCGGCAAACGGTTGTAGGAGTGGTATTGGCTCTCCGCCGTAAAGTTTCGAAGCCGCTATACAACTTTCGCAAGCACCAGCCGACAGTTGCCATTGTTTATATTTGACAACCCCCGATGCTTTCCACGCTTCAAACCTAGCCTCTTCATGTATGAGAGCGACTTCTGTTCTTGCGATCATTTCCGCTCTTGCATAAACAGAAGACTCGCCGGTCTTTGGGTCTTTGCGTAATGTATCAAATAGACTCTCAGCAATTTCTTCAGTTGACAAACCGTTGCGGATGCCGGTGTCTATGCGGCTTTGGACATCACGTTCTGTTCCGTTTTTCAGGGTGTCTTTCAATTGGCTGGTATATCGCTGAAGAGCGTTGTCAATTTCTGGGTTTAAAAAGTCAAATTTTAGATCGGTGCCTTCAGGGGCTATTCGGTCTAATTCAGCCTGACCGGAACGACCCATGATTTCTCGAACAAAAGCGGCGGACGCTGTTTCGAGTTCTGATATTGCATGGTCATTGTAAAGAGCCAAGTCGGTCATTCCTGAGTCGACAAAGTTTGTAACCTGATTCCGAAAAATTCTCTCCAACTCAGAGCGGAAAGCATCCATCGCAGGAGCGTTGTCTTTCATCATTCCTTCCCAAGCACTGTTCCCTGTATCGACCGGTGCTTGTTTGATTCCCAAAAGCGAGCGGTCTTTTTCGTATAAATACTTGGCTGAAATTCTACCCGTTATGTTTTTTTTTGAGGATCGACAACAATCACAATCTTTAGCGGTTTTTTCGCTGTTTGCTTCTTCGTCTTTGGGTTGTGATTTACCACACATTGAGTAAGCAATTGCGACGGCTTGGTCTTGCGGATAACCTTCGGCTAGTAGTGTGCTAATTTTTGAAGAAACACAATCGCTCGCTTTTTCCATTGAGTAGGTTGAGTGTGTTTCGCCTTCCATACACCACCCCTCTGGGTGGTCTTCATCGGGTGGCATATAATGCGAACCTTCTGGGCATTGCTTTGGTGCTTTGGTTTCTTCATTTGAAGCCGAAAACGCTCCAAACATCGGTGCTGGGTTTCTTGCTTGCTCAATTGCAACATCAATAGGAACCGAACCCGCCGGAACCAGTAACTCATCTCCACCAACTACGGGCTCAAGACCCCTCTCGAGTCTAATCTCATTCCGTGTTCGAATACCCGCCGCAGCATCGCTTGCGTCAAGGGTTGCTTGCATCTGTTTGTCGATGGCTACGGGGTCGTCATAACATAGGAACAAGTCGTCGGCATATTGACCAAACAAAGGCAACAATTGCCGGTTAAGGAATTGTTCATCCAATACCAAATACGGTCGAACGGTGTTTCTTAAAAATCCAAGCGAACCCTCTCGAGCACTTGCTAGGTTTGGGTCATTTGCTTTGAGCATTGATACCGGAACACCGGATATTGCGGCGATCACTTCCACTTTGCGTTCTTCGCCCGATGCAAACGCCAAATCTTGCGGTGAAAACGACATGGGCTTTCCATCGATTCCCCCTTCGAAGATAAATGGTCGACTTCTGTTGTTTTTTCCGCCTAGTTGTTTTTCGATCTGTTGCATGAGCCGCTGATATTGCGAGTCGGTCAAATGCTCCTTCACCATAACAGCCCAATCCGGTCGGGCTTGGTTGTCCAGAACGTTTTGCTCGTAATTGTCCATGCTTGCCAACAAGTCGATAGCGTCAAGACAAGCGGAAACCCATCCTCGACCATAAAACGGGTCGCTTGGGTTTGGTTGCTTTTCGTGCAAAACCTCATCTTTTCTGAAATGGACGATATTTGGAAGCCTTCCGTAGTCGTAATGATCAACCAAATCCAACTGACCGTCGGGGATAATAGAAACCATGTCGCTTTGCATGTTCCACAATTCAACCGGAACGCCGAGCGTTTCCGAAATAATAGGGTGAAGATAAGCGTTGCCGGTTAATTGAAGATTTAAAAACCTCTGAATGGCAAGCGTATAGCCGTCCATTTCGGGCGATGGATTGTCAAGCAATGTAAGAATAGGGTGGTCAAATACCTCGACCATATCCCCCTGCATTGCCATTGCTTTTCTTTGAACGTAGGTTGACGGCTTTGCCTCAAGTTGTCCACGCAAAAAAGCGGATTTCATAGAATGAACAGAGCCGGTCGGGTGTAAGGCTTTTGCTCCGTTTGTTGGTCTTCTTGAGTAGAGTTTTATAGTTTGAGCGGAACAAGAGCGGGCGATAATTTGTGCCGAAGCATAGACCCATCCGTTGAAGCGATCCATCAAACCTGAAAAACTTCGAGTTTTTCTTGTTGACATTTGTGCCGTTTGCCAAGCAGGTACGCTTGCGTTCATATAAGCAAGCCGGTCAGTTGCTTTTTCATTCTTTCCTTCTTTGTCTTTCTTGTTCAGGAAGTTTATTGGCATTGCTTCAAATCTCCGTCCACATGTCTTCGTTATAAAGTGGGTTGGTTTGGGTATTGTCTATTCTGTCGATCATTCTAATCGATGGGCTTGTTTTTAATCCGTCAATATTTGTTATAGCATAGCGTATTGCGTCTAGTGCATGATCGTGTTCCTTCTTTGGCTGGTCTTTCATGGAGCCATCTTGGTTGCTCATCCATTCATAACTACCAAATTCTCGAATCAAATTCGAACACTTCCGATGGACAACAAGCATAGGGTCGCCCACTTTGTTTTTGCGTAGTCTTTGAGCAACTGTCTGAATGCCTGAAAATACAGCATTTTTTGCCGGAACAGCATCAAGCCCAACATTTCGCATCGATGCTCGAAGACCAGCGGCACTTGGATCAATAACAAAACAGTCGATTTCGGGGTGCAATTCTTTCCAGCGTAGTGCTGTTTCGACTATTTCTTGTTCTAGTTTTTGTCTTTCGTACCATTCATCGACAATAAAGAGGCGGTCGTCTTTGATTCCGATAAGCAAAAGAACGGCAGGGTTGTTGTAGCCCATATCCATTCCCACTATTAGGCGGTCAAATTGCTCGGGCACTTCTTCAACAACAAAGACATCCTCATCCCATTGATCATAGACCAAACCTTCAGAGCCACACCAAATGCCTTCGACGTACCGTTTGCGAGCAACACCGGTCATCGTTTCCAAGTCTTCGACATAATCCATCGGCAAAAACCAATTGTCACGGCTTGTTGTAGTGATGGCTTCGCAATTTGGCTGGCAAGTTGCCCCGCCCGCTAATCCAAAACGCTTGGCTAGGAAATGTTGCGGCGTTGAAGGGTTGCATGCTCCGTATATTTGGTTTGCCAAGTTTGGAAGCGAAAGCCGAATACGACCCCTCAGCATGGTGTAGTCTTTTTCGTTTAATTCAACGCATTCGTCAATTGCTACCCCGCTCAAGTTCATTGATGCAATTCTTCCTGCATCTTCCAAACCAAACAACATAATCGAGCCCCCACCGTGTATTTTGATTTCCCCATCTATTTTTTTGTAGTCATAAGAACCTCTGGGAAGTATTGGCGGAAGTAGTCCATCGGGTTCAAGTAGTGTTTTCAGTGTTGATCTTTTAAGAGCGACCACTGTCTTTCGACATAGCCCCTCACGTGCTCCCGCTATCGAAGCCCGCATTGCTACTCGCAAACAAATCGCTCTCGTTTTTCCGGCTCCGAAGGCTCCACTGTATAACACTTCCCGAGCGGTAGAACGCAAAAACTTTAACTGTTGGGGCAAAACCTCAAGTCGATGGGTATGCTCATTCTT